CTTGTCCTTTTGAGCGTTGGCCGGTGCATCGTTCAGTATCTTCTGCTGAAGTTCAAGTTTCATGGCCTCCACATACTGGTCCACCGTCTTGACGGCAAGTTCCTGGTCCAGGCCCATCCCTTCGGAGATGGCCTTTAGGAACTCCACTTCATCCATCCACTTGGGAAGACCGTATTGGTGCAGATCCTTGAATAGTTCCTTGGCCTTCCGGCCGACAATCTCGCGCCGCAGAGCGCCCTTGACGCCCTGGACCTGAAGGTCGGCTTCGACCATGAACTCGTCCTTGTTCTCGTAGTATGTCTTGATCCAGTGGTAGCAGTCCCGGAGGTGCGGCTTCCACCAATAACGGTCCACATTCCCCACCACGTCCTTGATGAATTCTTCCAGGGACTCCCAGATCCGCTCTAGCATATCGTCCGTGCGGACACCGGATCCAAGCGCCTTGCCATCCGCATTCTCGGTAAAGCCGGTCACCACCGGGATCAGAGACTCAAAATACTTGGCGCACTCCAGAAGCTTGTCCAGGTTGGACGGGACGGTGAACAGTTCAATCGGCTTCCCGGTAGCCCCAATTTTCTTGCCCACGCCCTTGTCCCGCCAGAGCCACGTCTTGCGGCCACGGATGGTCAGGTCCTTATTCTCGATGGCCCCTGCGTCGATCATCGCCTGGAACCCAGAGGTATCGGCCAAAGCATCGTCAATCGAACGGCAGATGTTGATCAGCATCTCGCAGACTTCAAGGCCAGACTCACCGGCCCCGACGCCAAAGATGCTGCCCGGGTCAACCCGGAACGGAATGAAGTGGACGTACATCCGTTTGGGCTGGAACTTGCGCTTGGACACCTTCAGAATATGGTTCCCGCACCACCAGATTTCCCAAATACCGTCTATCAGAGCGTTCTTCTGGGCCTTGTCGAGGCCCTTGAAGTCCCGATGCCCAATGACGACACCTTCGTCGTTGGTGATCTCCAGTTCTTTAATGTGGGACTGGATGTCTTCGCCCAGGTCTTCCATCGCCTGGCAGTTCAGAACACCAATGCGCCGCCACACGATGTAGCGATTCAGCATCGCATTGCTGATGTTCGTCGGGAACGGGAAGATTTCCCATCTCCGGAGGTTACCGGCCCAGTTGCCGTCCGGCATGTCGATGATCAGGTCGGCCAGTTCGCTGTTGATGAAGGTCGGATCGTCCTGAAGACTCCGGATCTGGTGGGCAGACATGACGTGGTGGACATGGACGTATTCCAGGCCCTGTTGGAACCGGGTGTTGGGGTCCGGGTAGACCCGCTTCGGGTCGATGAACTCCCACATCGGCTTGCGCACGTCTTCCTTGTCGATCTCCTCGTCGCCATCATTCCACCGGAGCGCTGGCTGGCGGAGCTGGGTCGGTCCAATCACCACGGAACTGCCTAGCGAGGAAAGTTGGGTACACATCTCGTCCATGCAGTTTTCCAACTCCATGGCTTCGTGAATGTCCTCGAATTCTTCCCGCAGACGAGACACGCGCCGTTCTTCTTCCTTCGGGTCCATCTGGGTCCGGCGTCGGGGGCTCGGCTTGATCTCCCAAGGACGGCCCTGGAGGGGGCAGACCTGCTTGTAGAGCTTGGCACGTCCAATCTGGACGATGCGAGGAAGACGCCGGTAGAAGAATGTGGACTCTTCGTAGCCTTCGCGGGGCTCGTTCACGTCCTTGCCGCGCAGATACTTTTCGATCTTGCACCATGCCCACTCTTTGTCCCGGCGGGCGTCATCGGAAAGCTGAATCTCGTTCTCGAACTGGCCGATGAGCTTGCTAGCGCCTTCAACCTCGTCCAGGTTGTCGTGCGCCACTTCTCCAATCGGCTTGTCGTCGGGCGGGGCGCTGTTCGGGCCGGACATGGGAGGCTGAAGGGACATGATCCCACCGCCCTGCGGGGCGCTCGGCACCCTTGCCGCAGCCATTGACCCCAATCCCACACCCGATGGATAAGCCACAGCCACTCTCCCGGGGCTTATCATAGCAGGGTGATAAATTTTTTTCTATGATCGGTTATTTTCAGTGCATAGACAAAATTTTTATCATTTCAGTAGGTGTGACCAAACTGATCAGTGATCGGTGGTGCGCCGCCCGCCCGGAATTTCGACCACTCCTTGATCTCAATCGGTTCCTCGAACGATTCAGCCGTCATCCAGGGTGGGAAGTCATTTAAAATATGAGAATATTGGTTAATACCACCAACACCATAACGCAAACTCGTTATGATATCGTATTTTCTGCTCGGTGTTTCCTCCATTGGGCCGTCGCCCTTCTTATTCCACTCGTAATTTGCGTATTGGTCTATCAACTTTTTCAAATTCTTGCTAATAAATAGGCGATTAGTGCTGAATCTGTGCCACAGATTCCCCATACCAGTCAAAAACGAGTTGTCTGCCTTGATGAATTTGCGTTTATCCTCGTCGATGTTCTCCCAACCGGACCCGTGGGCAAGGGTCCAATATTCCTCAAGGATCTTTTCGCCATCTTTCTGGGCCACCTGGTCCGAAGCAGGGTCGATCATGAACGTCATCGACCGCCCCCAGCGGTCCAGCTCGCCGTAGTGGTAAACCGGAGGACGGCGGTCCTGTTCGTAGTCCACATAGCAGTAGACAACATCGGCCATGGGGTCCAGAGCGAGCCCTACGGCGGCCGTAGGATGGGTCCAGCCAACATCCATACCCCCCAGGAACTTCCACCGCTTGCCAATGGAGATCAAGGCGGGGTCGTAAAGGATGTCCTTGGTAGGGAACGGGAAGATCAGGCCCGAATTCGAGGTTGCATGGCCCTGGGTTCTGGCTGCAAGCATCGCCGGATCATGCGACCAGCGGCGAATGTTGCGGGCCTTCACCTCTTCTGAGATGTGGTTGATGTCATCATAGGTCATGTAGACCAGGAACACGTCCGGACCTTCTTCCTCCATGGACTTCACAAAGGGTGTTCGGCCGTGCTGTGGGCAATACGAGCAGTAGATGTAGCCGTTGGTGGTGGACATGCGGGCCTGGATTTCGTCAAGGATCTCCAGGGGGCATTCCTCATCGATCCATGCCCTGTCACCAGTCCAGGAGGCCAGGGCCCCTGTCTCCATGCCGTGCGACTTGAAGGCAATCAGGGACGTTGTGTCGCTCGGGACGTGCTTCACCCGAACCATGTCAATGGCACCGGAAACAGACTTACGAGTCGGCTTGTCGATGATGTATTTCGAGTTGATCAGGGCCTCGTCACCCGGCTTGTCCGTCCACCCGGGCTTGTCGATGTTGGGTCCAAACAACTTTTTCTGGGCCGAGTCTCGGGTCAACTCGGTAGTTTCACCGACCACCCAAGCGTTGATGCCTCGGACTGTGCGCGGGCCCCGATACCACTCCGGGTAGATGCCCGTGGCATCCCAAGCAATGTTTACGGCCGCAGCGAGCGAGTTGTGGGTAGGGATGAAGTCTCGGGTCATGAACAACTTTTCGTCACCGGTGATGGTGATACAGGTGCATTCTGCTGGATCAACTTCCTTGAACCCAACCATCAAACGTGGCTTCCCCCTGGTAGGGGCCTTTAGCCTGTCTATCTTTCGCTGTAGGCGGAAAAGGGGCAAGGTGGATTTGCCGATGTAAATATCCCAGGAGTCGCATGGCGTCCTATGACCATCTGGATGGACGCAGTGTTTGAGTTTATAGGTCAAGGTGCAACGTTCACCAAGGCTTCTTAGTATCCATGCAACATCGTTGGCTAATCTCACGCTTGTTGATGTGAAACTGGCTTGTCCCCCCTTATCCACAGTCCCATCTGAATCCATGAGACCCTGGATTATTGCAATACGATCTTCTCTTGGCGCATATTTATAGATTTCTGGAACAAATGTAGTCTTTGAATTTTGTCCCATCAGTCCCATTCCCTTAAGCGCCTCCATGACCTCGTTTTTCATCCATCTCCCATATTCTCCATTCGTCAAATAGAACCCAATATCACCGTGCCTTGTCATCTTTGATATAGGAAGGTTTTCTCTGAGATATTCCACCAATTCAGGATCTTTTGATGTGAAACATACTGATCTTGTGGTCATCCCTCCATCGCCAATCAATAGACCAAGGGCATATGCGTCCATTGGTAGGTTTTCCTCACTAGAAAACTCTGCGAAAGATTTTGGTACGCCATAAGTGAAATAATTTGATGGGTTAATACCACCCGGAAGGATTATTTCTCTTAGAGTCTTAACTACCCACCCATTTTCTCTCTTCGCCTTGCGTGGATTTAATGCTTTGACTTTCCATAGGTGGTCCAAGTCGCTTCTGCACACTGTGCCATCATTAAATGTTATTTCCCACACCTCTCTAACCCCTTGTGGGTAAACACCAGTCACCCTTTCTGCACCACCAGATGGAGTGCAAACAACGTCACCCTGTTTAATGGATCCCATTTCAACATACCCACTTGGGGTAAGAACTAATTCATTATTCGGGAGAGCCTTTCCCGAGTTGGATACCACTATGTTGTTGCACACGAAGGCGTGGTCATGGTGGTCGATGTTGATGTCCCAGGTTGGCTCGTAGCCAATCTTGCCATCGTAGGTCAACTCGGACAGTTCAGCGTGGCCTTCCTTGTCCACCCACACCGGAAGCTGGTGCTTCACGGCCCGCATGACCCTCGCCAGGGCGATGCGGCCGGACGGGTATTGCACGGCCACCTTGTGCTTCTGGCTGCACTCCAGCCAGCCCTGAGAGTGCTTGAACCGGTGCAGGATGCGACCCGGGTTGGTGAAGATGGCCTTGACCTGGCTCGGGACAAACTCGCCCGTGGTGAAGTCGAACGCCACCACTTCATCACCGACTTCGATACAGTCGATCCGTTTCTCATCCCCGCACCACATCAGGACGGCGGCGTCTCCGCGAAGACACTGATTGGCCCCAGAGATGGCCTTGATGTGCCGCTTCGACTCCCAGAAGGCGAGTTGGGGTTTATTGGGGGGACGCCTCGTCCAGATATCCACGAACGCCGTAGCGGCTTCCTGCTCTACCAGGGTTGAAAAATCATTGAGACCCTGGACAAGCCCTACGAGGTCATTATGTTTCGGCATCCCTACTCCCACATCTCCCTGACGGGTTCGATGTAGACGGAGCATCCCGGGAACTCCACCCGCTTCATCGTCTCACCGCAGCAGGGGCAAACCCCCGGGGTGTCCATCTGGGACACGGGCAGGATGACTTCTTCCGTCTTTGCGCACAGGACACACTTCCTCGAATACAGCGGCATCTCAACCCCTCCGGACAATCTTGTGCTCAAGGGCCACGAGTTTCGCATTGAAGGCGTCACACAGTTCCGTGACAACCGCCTTGGTCTGCTCCGTCAACTTCTCCCCGGGGTCCTCAAGGGATGCCTCCACGTTCTGGAGGATGGTCAGGTGTGAGATTGGGGCGATGGGCATTGGCTACTCCTTTGGAAGGTCATCGAACGTGAGCATATCATCGTAGTTCGTGGGCGTCGTCGGATCGGTAGCGCCTTCCATCCCAATGGCTTCCATCTCTTCTTCCTCGGGAACCACTTCGGCGTCTGCCGTAGCCACCATGTCCTCACTCTCCCCAGGCATGATGACCTTGATCCCCGTCTTGTCGAAGATCATTTGCTTGTAGACGCTCAGGACGCTGATGAACCGGCTCCACATCTCGGCCGGGTTGGCGTCATCGTGGCGGTTGATGTCAATGACCTGCTTCTTGCCGTATTTCTTTGGATTGAATATTTCAGCTAGACGAACGCGAAGGTCTGACTGGATTTTATGCTTAAAAGTCTGGCTACCGTCTGGGTCCGGGAGGTCCACGATATTCAATGCCTGCTCAGCAAGGATGATGGCCCGCATCTGCTCGGCCACAGCCATCATGTCCGCGAAAACCTTGTAGTCATTTACCCAAGCCATGTAGGTACGAGGCTTCGGCATCCCAGGCTGCTGGAGGATGGCTGGGATCGAGTACCCCCGGGCCGTCAGGTCCAAGATGGTTTCCATGACGGAAGCTCGGTCCAGTTTCCGCCCGCATATCGTCCAGTGGTCCTGGTGTTCGGTTCGCTGCAAGGCTTCGAGAGTGATGTCCGCTCGGAGGTCGCCCACCCCCAGGCTCGGGTTCTCGGTGAAAAACGTCTCCATCGCGTCAACCAGCGTCAACGGGACTCGGCTTGCCATCACCCTGGCATCCTCGATGGCAGGATCAACCGGGATGTCTGAGTCTCTCCGCTTACCCATGGAATTCCACCCAATCAGGAGACAGGTCAATGATGGTGCGGTTGTAGTTCCCTCCAATGCGCTGGATCACCTTCAGCATCCCGCGCTTGTTCATGTCCCAGATGGCCCTTTGGACCAGGGACTTGCACACGCCAGACTTGGATATCAGTTGCTCGTTCTTGAACGCGACAGTGTAGGAACCCCTCGCCATGAACACTAGGGCCAGGAACACCCGCACGTCATACTGGGGAAGTCCAGCAAGAGCCCCCCCCCAGCATTGGGCATCTAGAACAACCTGCATCAGATTGCCCCCGCCAGGAACTCGTCGTCGTCCACAGGGCGACTAGGTGTCTTCCTAGACAGGCGGCTGATTTCCGAGCTGAGCCGGTCGATCTCGGCCTCCAACTCAGCGTTGGTCACCACCAGACGCATGAAGGAGTCGTATCGGTCTCGGCTGATGGATACCATCTCCACCTGCGGGACGCTATCGAAGAGTGGTGCGGTTCCGGGGGCTCTCGGGATCGGCATATTTGTCTCCTTCTAGATTAGGTTACAGCCTCAACATGTCTATGCAACAAAAAAGTCCCGCCCCACCACCACCCCGTCTAGACGGTGTGCCCTTTGGGAACCGGGTTTCAGCACAACTCATAGAAACCGTTAACCTCGTGGTTTCTAGGATTGTCCCGGGTGTGGTGCCGGCAACGGCCGGTCGGGAAGACGGGAAGGGATATGGCTAGCTCACATGAACAGTCAGGGTCCCGGACTCGGGAGCGTCCGTGGACAAGGTGGTGAGCAGGCGGTTGCCGTTCATCTGGTGCAGGATGACCTGGATCTTTGCTGGGACCGATACCACCGTCTCGTGGCTGGCAGAGTCCAGTTCCGCCTGCGCAGCAGTCAGGGATGCCTCTGCCGTGGCCAAGGATGCCGTCAGGGAGGCGACCTTGGCATCCGATGTGGCGATGGACTGGTTGGCATCCGACAGCGCGGCCTGGGTCGTCACCAGGGCGGCGTTGGCCGTGGCGAGGTCGGATCGAAGTTCAGTGATGAAGGGCAGGGCTTCGGCCTCGGTGATGGTGTCAAGGGCCTTGTCAACGGCATCAGACATTGTGTCTCCTGTTGGTTAGATTGTTTATTTTGTTGTTGAGAAATTAATTATTCCAGATTGTTCACGCGGACGGTGCGGATCGCTTCGCGGGCCACGTTCCCGGCCCAGGACAGCGCACCGCCGTCCGGGC